CCTTATTCACCGTCCCGTTTTATTGGACAGGTTCGGTGCTATCCTGATCGCACTCCTGGATTTCCAAAATTTCCCGAATTGCTTCAACAACTCTTGGAGCATTTCGCTTCCCCTTCAAAATCTTGTCCATGTACCCGCTGTCTGCAAAAAGACCCGTTCGGTTTGTGATTTCTTCCTCCAGCCACTTTTGTGTCTTTCCACGCCTTAGCAGCTCCGTCTTTACGCACAAACCAAATGGCGTGAATTTGCATGAATCCACGAAAATACCTCCTTTCGTACTTTTGCTCTTGACGGTACGCTCCAAAGTACTTATAATGTAAGTACCACCAAACAGAACAAGTGCTTTATCACGTGCCTGTGCTTGTATTATAGTCCGCTGTCGCGTACTTTTCAAGTGCTTTCGGCGTGAAAAAGTACTTTTGTTTCTTTGCACAATTTCGGAGGTACTTTTATGTGGACTTTATACGAAAGCATTTTATCTCTATGTAAAGAGCGCGGGATAAAAGGAGGAAAGATGTGTGTTGATCTTGGCTTGAGTAAAAGCCTGATGACCGATTTAAAATCTGGGAGGAAAAAGAGTATAACTGCTGAAACCGCGCAAAAAATTGCTGACTATTTTTCGGTTTCTGTTGACCGTGTATTAAACGGGCCAGAAACAAAAAAAGCACCCACCGATGGTGAGCGCATAGTCAGCGACGACGATATTATGTTTGCCCTGTGGGGCGACTTCGACGACGTGGACGAAGACGACCTGGACGACGTAAAGCGATACGCCGCCTTTGTCCGGGAAAGGAAGAAGAAAAAATGATGGACCTGATGGGCCTATACCGTCTTGCAGAAGATAATGATATTGCGGTAGATTGCTTTGAACTGAAAAAGCGGGAGGCCCTTTCGGTCATGGATAACGATGGGGCTTGCTATATTGCAATCGATCCATTCAAGTTGACATCGACCTTAGATGAAAAAATAAAACTTGGGCATGAACTCGGTCATTGCATGACCGGCAGTTTCTACAATAGATATGCCACTTGTGATATAAGAAAAAAGCACGAGCACAGGGCGGACAAGTGGGCAATTGAGGAAATGATACCTGTGTGTGCCTTGGATGAAGCTATCGCTGATGGTCATATAGAAATGTGGGACTTAGCAGACTATTTCCATGTTACCGAGGATTTTATGCGAAAGGCCGTCTGCTGGTATACTTATGGGAACTTGGCGACGGAGCTTTATTTTTGAGAGGAGGATATCTTTTGGCTTTTTGGGATTTTATTATGGCAAAGAAGAGCAATTATGGAGAAACTACATTCATCCAATCCCCGATTGATAGCGAAATAGAATTAGTCAATCGGATCTCTAATGCTGATATGGAACAATTCGATATGATCCCATATCATTTAGAAGGTCCAGTAAAGAAATATATAAGGCATGGAGGACATCCGTTTGCTTACATTGAAATCGACGAAATAAACCAGAGATGTGCTGTTATTGCACTATCTGAAATCAATACATATATCTCACAGAGCAAAAATTATTGTCCAGTGATACCCCATGATCTAGAAATTCCAATCGATCAAATTAAGTTTTCAGAGTACGCCCCAAATTATGGATACTCACGTCTCATGTGTACTCCATATACTAGCACCGGAAAAATATCCAAATATCCCCTATCATTGTTCTTTACAACAGACCTTAGAAAACAGAATTATACGAGCGGAGAACTATTCTATGGAAGAGATGGAAATATTATGAAAGGAAAGGTAAATATTTGGAGAGATAGTGTCTTTTTTCAGTATAATTTTCAGACCATAGGTCGTTCACTTGTAATTAAAGATATCAAGTCTAATTTGGTCCAAGATGAACATGGAATGGCTACTACAATATATCACTTTCAAAAATAATCAATTTTCTATCTAGCTATATAGTGAAAAATATAGAGAGGAGAATGAAAAATGGTGTGTCCTAAATGCGGAGCAGATAATTGTCAGGTTGTAACAGAAACTAGCGGAAGCACTCAGGGCTTCGGCGTTGGAAAAGGGTGCTGTGGTGCCCTTATGCTTGGCCCGTTTGGGTGGCTTTGTGGGCTATGTGGGATGGGAAAAGGAAAGACGGAATCAACTACATATTGGATTTGCCACAATTGTGGTTATAAGTTTAAGGCATGAGAAAAGATAATCTTTGGCTTCTATCTATGGAAATCGGAGAAAAGTTTGGCTGTCACCAGATACCAGAACGTAGCTTTACTTTGTTTGGATACCAGTTTCCTTTATGCGCTCGCTGTACAGGAATTTTAATTGGAGAATTGATGTCACTTTTTACTCCACTTGTGGGGAAGTTACCAAAGTCTAAATTTGTAGCTATTTCATCTATTATGCCAATGGCACTAGACGGTATCACTCAATATATAGGATTGCAAGAGTCAACTAATAAGAGGCGTTTTTTCTCCGGATTTTTGGCTGGTGTTGGAATGGTTGCACTCTTTAAGCATGCTCTAACACGAAAAGATAAATAAAACTCCCCAGGCTAGGGGTATTATTTTGAGGGATACAGCCATGGCATATAAATCACCTGAAACAATCGTAATATGTGGTCGTTGCCTCTCTGACTGCCCGCCTGTTGGGTATGACGCTCGCTTTAACGTATTCACATATGATTATTCCCAGCCCTGCCAGAAATGCGGTGCCAAAGAATGGTGTGCTCATGATGTCAGGCGGGACCGGAAAACAGGGCGGCTGCTAGATAAACCAGATTAGAACTTAACGTCTGACCACAGTAAATAGAGAGGAGAACTATTATGTTAGAAGAAAAAGATCTGCAAGCTATCGCACAGTTGATGGATTCTAGAATTGGTGAATCCGAAAAACGGATGGACCAAAGGCTGGCCCAGCAGAAACAGGACATCATGTCTGAGACGAAGGACTTGTTGTCACAACAGAAGCAGGAGATCTTGGACGAAACCACCCAGCGCATGAAGGTCCTTCTGGATACAGAAGTCACGCCGAAATTCAATCTGCTGGCGGAAAATCAAAAAATCATGCTGGACAAATTAGCGCCGAAGAGTGAATTAGAGGAACTACGCAGTGAAGTTTCCGTCTTGAAGCTCGCTATTCGGAGCATAAATCAGGAGATTGCAGAACTGAAAAAGGCACAATAAAAATCCCCGCTCCAGTGTTGGCGCACCAGAACGGGGAAAAGGGGCAGAAGCTTTGCAGGCCGTCTGCCCTTCTATTTTAGAATAGAATAGGAGGTTTTGTCAATGAAATGCTGCAAATGCAGGAAAGAGATTCCAGACGAAAGCAAATTTTGTTTGAAATGTGGCGCAAAACAAAACTTATTACAAAGCCGCCATACTAGGGGAAACGGGCAAGGCACCGCAATCAAGCGTGGAAGCACTTGGACAGCCGTTTGGACTGTGGAGGTATATCCGGATACCAAAGAGAGGAAAATCCATCAGAAACGCCGCTGGAAGGGCGGATTTAAGACTAAGACCGCAGCCCTCGCTTATGCCGCCAATCCCATACAGGAAGAAAAGGAATCTCCGACGCTCCGCACCTATTACACTGGGTGGGAAAAATCCGATATGTGCGACTTGTCCAGATCTAAACAGACAGCATTTAAAATCGCATGGAGTAAAATGAACGAATTAGCCGGAAAGCGTATGGATGAGCTTACCATCAATCAGATACAGTCCTGTGTAAGCAGAAACGCTCCTACATATTATCCGGCAAAAGATATGAAAACGCTGTTATCCCATCTATACAGACGGGCTGTGGCAGAGGGGACAGCTAGAACTAACCTGGCAGAATTTATCCGTCTGCCTCCGCTGGAGGAAAAAGAGCTTCAGCCCTTCACTGAAATTGAACTGCACAAGCTCTGGACCGCTTATGGAACTGGTGACCGCATGATCGGGTTTGTCCTCCTGATGATCTACACTGGGATGATGCCGGGAGAGCTTTTGAAGTTTAAGGGTGATATGGTAGACTGGACAGCTCATGAGATTAGAGGCTGTGGCCTGAAAACAAAAAAGCGTAAAGAAACACCCATTGTATTTCCCGACCTGTTGGAGCCAGTATTGCGTAATCTTATTGAAAGCAGTAAGTCCCATTCCGACTATGTAGTAGGGCTAAACAAAGATAAATTTTATAGTGAATATCATGCCTCACTTCAACGAGCGGGGGTCCGGGATCTACCTCCCTATTCATGTCGCCACACAACGGCAACCGCTCTCGCACTTGGAAATATCGCCCCAAGCGTGATACAAGAAGTCATGCGACACACAAAATTCTCTACCACACAACGCTATATCCACCCGGATAGCGCATCGGCTTTGGCTGCCGTAAACGCTTTGGGGCAGGGAAAAGAATGCTAACTATAATGCTAACTACGCATGAAATTTACTTAATTTTTCTTAATTCTTGGTGAGATTTCTAAAATTTCGAAAATTGAATAAAACATAAATAAAACTGGCAGAAAATGAGCTTTTAAACTCAAATTCTGCCAGTTTTGGCGCAGAAGGGGGGATTCGAACCCCCGCACGGTTTTACCCGCCTACTCCCTTAGCAGGGGCTGAAGTATACCTGCGCCTCTAGTAAGCGCTGGTTTTTGCTAACTATATTGCTAACTATGATTGAAATTTGGAGATATTTTTATAGACTTTTTGCTACCGAATAGATCGCTTTATATATTAAATCCGCCCCCAATTTTTGAGGGCGGACTTTTTTATCTTACGATGTACTTATAATACTTCGCCAGTTTATCGGGGCCAGCGTCCTTGTCGTCCAGGAATGCTTTCGCCATATCTACATAGAAGTCGATCTTATCCCCGACTCCGAATTTCTTGGCCACTTTAACATAATCAGAGTAGATCATGTTAAGTGCAACCCAAAATATATTTGGATCGTAGGTAAGAGAACGCTGTGACATCAACTGCTTCGCCTGCTCGATGGACCAATGCGGGCCTCTCGTTCCGTCCTCATTTTCCATTTTTTCAGTCCAGGCTTTTGCCATAGGGAGCGTGAAGCCTTGAGTCTCTTGACTATCCTCCTGCTGTGGGCTATCTTCTCCCCATTGGCAAAGGGCGTTGTATGCACTGTTGTAAACAGCGAGACATTCCGCCATTCTATCATCCATAGGAACGGCAGTACACTCGACAATTTTAAGTGTGAGCCAGTCCTTTGCGTTTTGACGTCCGGGCATAGCTCGGTCAAGAGCGGTTCTTGTGAGCACAATGCTCCCCCCTATCAATCACGTTCCAACTGATTCATACAACGGCGGATCGCCTCACGCTCACGCTCACTGCCAGCTTTATCCATAAGCAGCTCCAGTTCTTCCATCATGTGCTCCTTGGCATCATGGCGGCTATATCCTCCATCTCTGCTATAGTCACCACGGTTGCTATAACCGTCCCGGCTATAGTGTCCTCGGACATAGTGCTTACCACGGTTAGCATAGCTGGAGCCACGATTATAGGAGCCTCGTCCCTCCCAGTCGCCCGCCTCAGAGTAGCCGCCGTCCTCCTCCAGAGCGCAGATTTTATCGATGTTCTTGATGGTATCAGTCAGCTTGTGGACGGTCTCCAGATCACCAGCAGACATTTCAGGCTTGCGGGCAATCTCGTCCAGTTCGTCTTGGAGCTTATCCTTCAGCTCGTATAGTGCTTTCATAGTATCCTCTCCTTTCAGGCTACACGCTCAACAATGAAGTTACTGTTGGCTACTAAAATAGGCTGTGTACTGGTGTTTTTTGCGGCAACAGTGACACAGCAGCCACGGGGGACATCTACCACAGCGGAGACATAGATATGCGCCTCACCATTGATGGAGATTGCCGCAGTGATGGCCTCCACGGTCCCGCCGTCAGGGATGGCGATATTCGCGCCAAAGGAGACTTTGAATTTCGCCCGACACTGGTTCGTAAGCCCACGAAGAGTCACCAGTCCAGCACCCTCCCGGTGTACGATGCAGGGCTTGCTCGTGTTGGCCTCCTCGGTAAAGGGCACGTTCTGACCAGCGGCAACGGTTACGATTGCGCTATTTGTGTACTCGGCCAAAAAAATCATTCCTTTCAAAAAGATTAGCGGCGAGGCTATTGCCCCGCCGCATAGTTCAAAATCGGCACGGGGCCGAACATTCCGGTCATGCCGGAAAGTTGATGTATTGGGTTTTAGCAGCAGCCGCCGCAGGGATTACACCCACAACCGGCATAAGGGTTGGGCACCTGATAGGCCGGAACAGGCATGGGGTTGATGCGGCGGATCAGTTCAGCGGTCTGGGCCTCCTGATTGGCGGTGAAGAAAGCGTTCTGCGCCGCCTGGGAAGCCTGGAACTTCAGACTCTGATTTTCAGCCGTCAGAGTAGCAATCTTGTCCTGAGTCAAAAAGTCGAGGATCGCACGGCTGTTGGCGTTCTGGTTGTCGATGATGTCCCTGGTGCTGTTCTGGATGGTATTCCGGGTATCGCAAGCCTGGGTAGCCATGTCATAGCGAACGCCCTGAATTGCCGCCTGGGTAGCCGCACCCTGGGTGGACAGGTTATAATTCACGCCGTCCACTGCCCGCTGGGTTTGGCAGCAGCAGTCCTGAAGCTGATAGCCCAGATTGCAGATAGCATTATCCACACCATGGAAGCCGTTGGTTACGGCGGAGAGGATACCGCTCTGGCCGGTCTGGAGACCGTTCAGCGCAAAGCCCTCGTTGATGTCGGCTCTAGTAGCCCAGCCCTGACCGGAGGGAGAGCCCAGGCCATTGCCGGAGTTACCACCCCAGCCGCCGCCATAGCCGCCCCAACCGAACATACCGAAGATCAGGAAAAGAATAATCCAGGAGGCCCAATCGCCTCCCCAGCCGCCGAAACCGCCATTCCCGCCCTGATAGGCAGGCTGCACGGGCATGGTCATTACAGCGCCGTCAGAAGAAAGACTCATTGTGTTATCTCCTTTTTTGATTTATTTTCAAAACCGTGGCCACGGATTTTGATTGAAGTTATTTCCCAAACATTCCCCTCATCCCCTCAAACATGCCTGACATCTGCTGGGCTTGTTTCTGGACCTGGTTAAGCTGATCTTGGGAAATGCGGCCAGATGATACCATCTCTTGTATCATGGCGTTGGGGTCCTTCCCCTTCATCTGGTTCATAAACTGCTGGAACTGCTGCATCATGTTGGAGCGGCCTCCGCCCATAACACCAAAAAACGGATTCATTCAGCATCCTCCTTCACAGATTTCTTTTTTACCGGGGCCGTCTCTTTGGAGCTCAGAGCGTCCACACGGGCCGCAAGAGCGTCCAGGTCATCCTTGGTGGCATAGCGGATAGAAGGCTCCTGCGCTGGGGCCGTCCTTGTGGCATTGCTGCGTTCCACCAGATCATAAATTTTGATGCTGGGCTTTCCAGAAGCATCCGCCTGCTTGAGATAAATAGTGGGGCTGTTGCTGTCCCATAAAGCAACGGCACTGTTGGGGGCCACCAGATATCCCATGGCCTCCTGCTCTCCATTCACCCAAACCATGGACTGCCCATTTTGCTGGGACTGTACGGGCGGCATTTGCGGTCCTTGCATGGGAGGTTGGAACTGCTGCCCACGGAGCTGGGCCAGTTGGTCCGGCATGGGCGGCTGGTAGTACATGGGCTGATAGCCCGGATAGTAAGGTGTAGGTGTATAGGCCATATCACGTCATCCTTTCCAATAGTACAAAACTTCCTTTTCCCCAGAATCCCATGTATCCAGAATCGTCCCGTCAATAATACAGACCACATGGGAATTCAGGCCGAGAAGGTACACACCGCTTCTATGGGTCCTGGCAAACTCGTTCACCGTTGTGTGAGGCGGAGCCGGTCTGCGTTCCATACCGTATTTGCCGAGATAGCTCCTCCACACCTCGTTGGAGCTTGGCATATCCTTCAGGAGATACCCTTCCAGGCACAGGCCTATGTAGGTGGTGTCCCAGGCCTGGTCCAACGCCGTGGAAATAGCTCTAACCGTGCAGTCTCCCACATTCCTGTTGTAAGGGTTTTCGTTGTGCCAGGAATACCTCTCCGTTGTTCGCATGGCGGCTTTCCACCTCATTCAGATACTTTTCCAAACCATAATCATCCCCCTGTGCCCGAAACCACATAATGGTTTCCCTGGCGCAATCAGGCCGGATGCCAGCGGCAATCAATCTCTCTACCGGGGTCATATATCACACGTCCTTTGTATAAAAATAAGGAGTCCGTGAGGAGGGCGGCGACGTGTACCAACCCTTGATCCTCACGTCCTCCATGTCTATATTGTCGCATAAAAATCCCCCGGCTGGGGGTGATTCCAGTCGGGGTTATGTAAGACTTATGCTTGATTTATGCTGAGTTCGGATAGAGCTGCTTTGCCACATCGGCAACCCTTTGAAAGATATATTTTTCGTGAGTGCTGACAGCACCGCGATACCAACCAAGGTCGGTAGCGACTTCAACTTGGTCTGCTTTATCAATGATGCGCCGTTTTGCTATAAATTCGTCATCTTGGTGCAGGGCGGCTTCATAGATGGCTCTTTCTAATTGAAAGCGCAAGAGCTTGTCCAGCGGGTCAGGTAGCTTCACTCTTGCGCTCATTTGCTCACGTCCTTATCTTTTGATTGCCGCCGCTACGGTGGCCAGCTCCTGCCTCGTAACCAATCCTTGGGGCCTTTCAATGGTCCCTCCAACATCGGTCATTACTCCTGCGTCAATAGCCTCCTGGATATACGGCTTTGCCCAATCAGAGGCCGGTTGATTGTTCCGTCTAGCCAGCCAGTTTTCCATCATGGTATCAAACTGATCCTGTGTCATCTCATCCTCTCCTTCCATCCATCGGGCCACATCCGCCCGGAAATCATCCATGGTCTTGCCGAATTTAGGGAACCAGTGAAGGACATCCCCGTGGTTACTGGCGATCCCTCTGCGGCAGCCCTCCTGATGGCAGATTACCACTCCGTCAGCCAACGGGTCCAGGTTATACTCCTTGCAGAGATAGGCTGTCAGTTCCACGGCCTCCTGGTACGCCGCCTTAAAATAGCTGGCATCCGTTAGGCCGTCCTCGCAGATTTCAAAAGAAATGTGGGTATCATTTGCACTGCCGTTCTTCCCTCGGCCACAGTGCCAGCCACGGCGATTCCATGGAAGGGTCTGCACCGTACCCACCGATCCGTCTGCAAAGAGGCCCACAAAGGCATGGGCGCACTTATTCAGCTTCTTATCAAATTTTGCCTTGTATTCTGTATTAGTCTGGTCCCAGTGGTTGCCATAGGTGTTTCGGCCTATCTCCTCATCTCCGGGCACATAGCGGGCCACAGAGGGGTTATTGGCTCCGGTCGAGTGTACCATTATTCCCTGCGGTCGAATGGTCCTCCCGGCCCTGTAACAGTCGTTCTCGGTTAAATACTGCTTTCGTAATCTCATGGTCTTCCTCCATTGACATATCAGGGCGTCTGCTGTAATATGCGGATAAGGGAGTGATAAAAATGCATGATTACAAATTGCTTTGCCACTTTTTGAGGCAGGCAGAAACTGCTTTCAGCCTATCAGTGGACACAAACCAGGAATTTTCTGCACTAGCAGACAAGTTCGAGTCTGGCAACGCCACAAACGAAGATCGGGTAATGGCCCTCAGGATTCTGACAAATGCTAGGGAGAACTTTTCCTCCATGCCGGACAGCGAGGAGAAAATGACTGGGATGTTAGAGGCCGCCCTGATTATTCAACAGTTAAATATGGAGCTAAAGGCACCCTGATTGGGTGCTTTTTTATTATTCTCTTTCCGCTTCCTCTTTGGCGGCCTCATCCTCCGCCACGCCAGCAGCCACGGCGGCGGCAAATGCCTCCTTGTCAGGGTAGGCGGCGGCCAGCTTCTGACCGTGACGGCCAGTAAACTCACGCATCTCCCTGGCCTCCTCGTGGGTAATCTCAGAGTGCTTCTCCCGGAGCATAGCCATACCCACAGTAGCCAAATCGGGGGAGTCGTTCTTCTCAGTGATTTCGTACAGTTCATAGAGCATTTCGGTGTTCATGTTTCAATCTCCTTTTCTTATCAAAATTATGTATTGCTCTTATTGGAATTTTTCTCTGACTGGGTTCCAAAATAGAAGGCAATCACCACCGTGTAGATAGTCATGAAGTCTCCGCTGATTTGTCCGCTGACCGCCATATAGGCAAACACGACCGTTAGGATGATGGTCACCAGAGATTTGACGGTCAGAAGGTTTGTTAGCCGTTTTACAAGGTCCTGCATACGTTCACCTCCCTTCATAATCCGACTTTGGCAAGGATAAAGGCAATCACAGCCGCCAGCACCGCCCAAATGGCCTTGTCTACAATGGCGTCCCAGCGCTTGGCCGGTTTCAACTCACAGGATTCCTGTTTGGCCAGCACCTTCTTAATGTTGACATCCATCCCATTTAACTTTTCGTCCAGCCTTGCGTCCCTCGCAATCTGTTGTCTCTGCCAATCATAAAACTTGGCGTGGAAGTCTTTGGAATCCTCCCGCCATTCTTCCAGGGCTTTGATTCTTCCCTCCAGCTTGGCGGCCTCCGCTTTCCCTATACAATCCAGCCGTGGGTCTAAGATACATTTTTCATCTGCCATTCAAGAATCTCCTTCCGAAAGTGGAGAATACAGCGATTCCTTGTCACTCACTTGCGTTGACACGGGGTCCGTCGCTTCGGTTAATCGCTGGCATTAATTGTTCCATCCCCCATTGAGTCGTCTACCTGAAAGCAATACAGAAAGTCATACGATGAAATACCTACATAGTTATAATTGGTTACGCAGCCTTCCCCAGTCAAACCAATGCTACTACCAGAGGCGTAGATCCCAATGGAGGAAGGCCCGTATACGGTGACCATCCTAGAACCATAACTCGGAATTTCTATAACTTGTCCATTCACCATAGCATAAACTGTGCCATTGCTTGTGCTTTTCAGGTTGATGTTGTGTGCTTTTAACTCTCCGCCCCCACCTTGTATCACAGGGTTCAGTATCATGCCATTACCTCCAACTAGTTGTAAATTGTAAATTCCACTGCCGCAAATGAATTGTAATCCAAAATTTTTAATACAGGAGGCTCAACATTAGGGGATAGAACCTCACAGCCGTTATGCTGACCTATCGACGTATAGGTATCTTCATAGCCGTTTAATGTGTACTCAAAGCCAATTAAATCACCGATATTCACAGTAACATCAATAGTGCCCGACGTCCCATCTTCACCAGAGAAGGAAATGTTTGAGAGTTTGTTGTTTATGAGGAGAGCAATCTCGTAGGGATCTCCTCCAGAGGCAATAGAGATTGTATAGGAAATCTGTAATGTACAAGACGGCTTCGCAGGACAACTAAAAATCATGTCCTTACCTCCTGAATTACCACATAAACCTGTACATCTTCTGTCGGGACCGTCTGCGCCTTGAATGTCAATTTGTTGGCCGCCTGTCCCGTGCAGGATATCCCAGCGGCAGAATACACCGCTTGGTCCGCAATCGTCGGCATTGGCTGAATCAACTGTTTACTCTCATCCGCAAGTACGCCCGGAACTGTAACAGTCTGGGTGTTGTTGGACCAAGCGGAGAGGGGGAGGGTAACCAGGGTGGATTTTGGCTTTGGGGAGGCATTTGCTAAAACAGACTTAAATTCGTCCTCAGTCCCTTTATAGCCGCCCTCAACGGCCTGCTGATAAGCGGATTTACCATCATCACCAGGACGGCCTATACCGGCGACTTTCTTGCCGTTCACTTTAATTGACATATTTATCCCCCTTACAACGCCATAATCTGCGCATCCGAGCCTGTAGTTCGGAACAGTCTTGCCTGTGTTTCTTTATCTGAAAGTCCAATCGTAATACTTAATATCTCAGATGTCACAGGCTCTGCGCCGCCATAATAAATATCATCATCTCCGACGCCGTAGGAGAACGATTTTGACACTAGCATGAACATTGATCCTATCGGTAAAGTGGTTACATCGGTGGCACCATTTAGTTTTGTCCCGTCTGGAAGATAAGCATAGTAGTGATTGCTTTCAATATAAAGAGACCCTTTTTCTATTGCTTCTCCAGTTACAATTTTTCCTATCTTCTCCGCCATAGCAGCAAAGCTGTCCGTCGCTGCGGTTTCAACTCCTTTGTCAGTGACCGCAGCGGCGATTAGGGACTTACCCTCACTGACAGATGTAAAAAGCTCGTCTACCGCCGCCTGGACTGTGGTGGCGGCCATACCACTGGTGGTGTTATTGTAATCTACCAGAGATGCCGGAAACGCCTCATCCGCCTCCTCATCGAACTCGATGGTATATGGTCCCGTACCAATAGATTCGGACATCTGCATAGTCCCACTACCTGGCACAGTTACGGCAGTGGCTTTATCCTGCTTCTCATTCGCCAGGACAGCGGCCGCAGCGGGAAGGGAATCACTACCGGCCCCAACCGTCACGCCGGTATCACTAATAGTTTTCAGTGTGTCATTCACATTCTTCTTGATGCGGTCAATTTCGCTCTGTACGCTCATGCCGCACCTCCTCAGATGGCCGCAAGGGCTTCCTCAATGTCACTGGTCAAGCTCACGCTGCCCCCGGAGGTGTACCCGGCAGGCACAGAATAGGAGGTCGTGGTCAGGCCATCGATGGTACCGGAAACAGCGCCGTTATTCGCCATAGACCCGGATACCAATGTGCCTTTCGCATCTACGATCTTCTTACCAGTCAGCACATCAGCCGCAGCAGCCGTTACTCCGCTTACGTCCTGATATGCGGCTGGAATGGCTCCAACGGTAACCTTAGACAGCACCTTTCCAGTAGTTGGCGCAACCGTCTGTACAGACTTACTGGGGGTTGCGGTCTTTTCTTCCAGCGTGATAGATACTGTTCCAGCTCCGTCATGGTGTCCGGCCGGAATCGTATAGGATGGAGCCGCAGCGGTCAGCGTTTGGGTAACTGCCCCATTATCTGGCATCGTACCTGTGACCTTGCTGCCGCCAACATAGGCAGTTTCCCCATCGAGGATTTGTCCAGCCTCTGCGGTGGCGTCTGTTGTGTCTACAAACTCCTCTGGGATAGCTCCCACGGTGACGGAGGAAAGCACCTTGCCCTCTGTTGCCTCTACAGTCTGCTCGGACTTTGTAGGCGTGACGGTTTTCGTCTCTGGGACAATCTGCACCTTACCAGTACCAGCATGGTACCCCTTGGGGATGGTGTATGACGGTTCCTCCACTGTAAGTGTTTTATTTGCAGCCCCATTGTTTGGCATGGTGCCGGTAGAAACCTTACCCGTCTTATCTACAAATACCTTTCCAGTCAGCACGTCAGCCACAGTGGTGGTCACAGCAGACACATCCTGGTAACTATCCGGAATCGGAGCTACCGTCACGTCAGACAGTCCGTAATAACCGGAATCTGGTGTTACGTTCTGCTGGGATTTGGTAGGAGTCACGTTCTTGCTTTGCAGCTTGTAGTTTCCACCCCCCCCCCAGCCACACCGGATACCGTGCCGCTGCCGTTATGGTAGCCCTTTGGGATGGTGTATGTATCGCCCTCCTGGACTTGCGCCGATACAGCGCCCCGGTTTTCAATACCCTCGATCTCTGTCGCCAGCTTGTCCAATGTGTCAACGCTCGTGCCAATACCAAGTTCTACCGCTTTCGCACGGATCGTATTTCGTGCGGTTTGGATGCGGCTGATTTCAGTTGCTACGCTCATTTTTTACCACCTTTCAAATCGTCCCTAAAAGGATCTCGATATTTCCAACAGTATCCTGCACCGCCGCCGCGGTAATGGGAAGGGTGTTATCCCCCTCGAAATCGCTCACCGCATTTACAGAGAGAGTATTCGTTTCTCTGTCCAGCAGTAGGCCGTGGCCAACCCTATAGCCACCACCGCCGCCCTCTGGTAATGGTATATCTGATTCCTCATATTCCCCGGAATCCGGGTCAAAAATGAGCCATGTCCCGTTTGTGCCGGGTTTTGGCGGATTATTGTTAATGTCTGTCAGACGGTCCTCCATCTGCTCAAACTCGGAGGGCAGGGGCGGTGGGAATGCGTCTACCGCATTGATGCTATTGAACACCGTGGCATAAAACAGGTTGCTGTGCCGCACCTGGTCGCCCAGAGTTCCCCGAACCTGCATGGCGTATGTGCCGTCATCCGCCAGCATGGAGGCGGTAAGCAGAGCGCTGTACACTTCCCCATCACGGGAAAGCTGGATAATGTTCTTCTGCCCATCCTTCTCCACGTCCACCTTCAGGTCCCACCCTTCCGGCAGGTCAGTGGATATTTCCAGAGACGTGACCTCATTATCACCCTCAAATCCAAGGGAAAAACCGGGGGGCGTACAGATATTCCAATCGGTCATGTAAATCATACGCCCACCTCCTGTGTCATAGCGGCCACTTTATCCAGAAGTGCGTCTATCTCTTCCCCACTGTATTTGCTGGTGTAGTAGCTCGTGGGTGTTTCCTCCGCAAGCGCCTGTAACTCCATGGTAGAAATCCTCTGTTCCAGGGCGGACAGCCTCTCTTCTATTGTCATGGTATCTCACCTCACACGACGAATCTTCGGCCCAGCTTGTCCAGAATAAAGCGGCCAGTGCGGTCCATTATTGGGCCGTTTTGGGTTTCTTTCGGAACGGAATAGTAGAGAATAATCAGGCCATCTCCGCCCTCGCCACCTTGACTTGGCAATCCGCCTTCTCCTGGGTCAGCGGTGGTGGAACTCAAATTATAGGACCCGACCGGCGACCCATCGCTGCCGCTATATGTCCCCGCAATCCCGATTGAGCTTCCACCGCCTCCTCCATAGCCTCCGCGGCCTCCGTTTCCATTAAGAGCCTTTTTAGGGACTATAGCCGCATCCGCGCCTTTCAGTCCATTTGTTGCGTAGGCCCGTGCGGTAATCGTTGTTTTGGAACTATTTCTGGAAACAGTAAATCTACCCAGCGCTGTTCCATCTATGCCCGCCGCTCCGGCCGCCGCACCGGACCCAAGCGCATACGATACTTCTGCGCCAGCGTATCCATCTCCAAGGCTCCCATTAAAGCTGATGCTGTCGCCATCTCCAGTTAGTTTTGGAGGTTCTGTATTGCCTTGCGTTTTCGTTGTTCCTCCAGCCCAGAACGCCCCATCTTCATCCGTCACCCCAGTAGATGGTGTAAAGTAAAAACCGTCGTTTGAAGAATTTTCCCTGTCTTCAGCGGTCGTGCCTGCCCCATCTCCTCCAGCGATTCCTTGAAGGCCAGTCGTTGCGTAAACTTCGCCGGTTATGATGTCCGTATAACCAAACTCAGATGAGCTGCCTAAATCGGATGAGATATCACCAAGTGTCGTTGCGCTCCCTTCATTCCCTTCGGCTTCCGGATTTGATTCATCGTAAGTGGCACCAGTTCCGCCGGGTCCACAGCTATACTCCAACTCATCGATGACAGATAGGTCCATCTCTCCACGGTAGATTTTCCCGCCATGTCCTGGCGCTCCACCTTCTCCTCCTTTTCCCCCTTCTCCTGGGTGCTTACCACTGTACCGGGTATTTATACCGAGTAATGAGTACGAAAACGAGAGCGTAGTAGCGGAACCGGGCTCTCCCTTTTTACCAGCTCTGCCCCCCTGGCCAGGTCCTATCAGGACATATTCGATTCGAGTGACCCCAGCAGGCTTTTTCCATCTTCCTGAACCTGTCAAAACAGCACGCTCGGTAATATATCCCGTTTCCGGTTTCGGCGGTACAAATCCAACCAGCAACGTTTCGTCCGCTTTCAACGTGTTGGACAGGTTGATGTCAACGGATTCCAGACAGGCGGTGACTCCCGTTTTGTCATAAGGATGCCATGTCGCAACACGGTTACCCGGCACCTCTCCTTGGTATACAATAGGAGCCTGTATTGTTTCGGTCCATTGGAAATAATTAGCCAGCCGCTCCGCTACCGCCGTTGAATTTACCAGACTAACCAGTGTTGCGTCCTTCACCGTTTTAATGTTAGGCTCTGCCGCCTCAGATACATCCCTTACCACCTCTCTGGTATTATGGATATACGCCCTCCCTTTCAGCGTGCCAGAGCCGCCAGAAACCTTTGCGTAGTTGGCCCCGCTCTCCAAGATAGAGAAGCCATCAGCAACCAGTTCATACATCGGGCTATTAAATGTGATAATATCCCCTTGCTGGGCAGTTCCTTCAAACAGCTTGGTTTCCTCTCCGCCCTCCACATATTGGTGCTCTGTGACTACCACCTGGGTTACTGCGGAATCATACTTAACGGACGGTCCCTCGTACATCTGGTTCTGCGTCAGCTCACCGGATATCCCATCCCATAAGCTTTCTATACGCAGCACCCCGCCTAAATCAGTCTTTATCACGGCTCCTATGGCAAACAGTACCTGTGCCAAATTATCCCTAGGCGATGCAATGGGCAGCCACCCATACAGCTTGATTTCCGTCAGATTGGTTTTGATTTCATAGGGCACGGTCCCGCAGATATCTGGGAGGATTTCGGCAACTGTCTGACCCGTGTATATCCCGCCGTAGTGCTTTCCTTCAGCCAAAATGCCCAAAGCAGAAACAGCCGAAAAGGAGTATGTAGTAGCGCCAATCCGCTCGATGTTCTGCACATAGAAAATGCCAATCTGTTTTCCATTGTGCTCATAGATAACCGGGTCATTTCGTTTGAACTGTGTTAGTGTGGAATCGTCACTCTCCACGTCAAATTCCAGGGTGTTAATGGACAAAGAATCTCCCAACAGTGTACCGACCAAATAACAGTTTCCCTTTTTGATGTCATCTTCTTCCCCAAAGACATGATCCAGATATCTAATCTTGTTATTCCCCATCTCATGTCCTTTCCGGGCTCTTAGCCACAAACTTGATGGTTAATCCTGTCCAATAATTTTTTCCGCCAGACTGACGCAGCAGGTTGTCGCTCCCTTCCGTGACATACGCTTGGAAAGTTAGCGTACTCTGTCCGTATGGGAAGGTGACAGAGTGGAAGCTAGTCGGAGCGGAGAGGACTTCATAGAGCTGGTCGTACTCCTCAAGGCTCGCCCCCTCCCGCTCAATCTGTAGTTGATAGTTGTAGAACGTCCCGATGATATCCCGTTCCATGGTCCCGGACAGGAGCCGTCCGGCGTTTTTCCCGTCCAGGACCTGGAAGCTCCGTGTCAGCCCTCCTGCCGGGACCCGAACCTTATAGGAAACTCCGTCTACAGTAAACAGACCCGCCATCAGAACACACCTCCGCTTACCAGGGACGGGCCCTTTCTGGCGCTCTCAACACTGATTTTTGGTTCCAAAATTCTAGCAAGCTGTGCGAGCGACCCGTCAAAAGTTATGTTGACCGCCGTTTCTCCCCCAACTCCTCCCATCTCGGAGATGGCCTCCATAAATGCCTGTTTCATCGTCGCCAAAGGCGTTTCGATGTTCGTTCCGCTACGCTGATCTCCAAGCACCGCCAGAAACTCACTATTAGGAGAGATTACAGCGCCAGAGGCTAGGTGGGGGATGCTAGATAACTCAGTAGATGAGTAACCAGAGATTGACCGACCACCAGAACTTATAGAGGCTGTTGCTTTATTGGCTCTATTAGTTGCAAAGTTAACAGCTGCTACAATGGCGGTAATTCCGGCAGCAATCGCAATGGCCGCAACTCCCATTGTTAAAGCGGACTGTAATGCGCCTACCGCAATTGCCGCAACAGCGGCGGCAGTAACGAGCAGTCCCAATACAGATATGACTTTTTCAAGACCTGACATATCTTTCCAAGCACCCGCAATATCCAAGATCAAAGTCAAAAACACGCCAAAAATAAAGGTGAGTGACACAACTTGAAAATTAAGCTTGGATAGTGCAGAAATCACAGACGCCAATTTCCATGCAGCGATAAAGGCGACGACCAGCTCTGTCAAATCCACAAGCACCTGGGGATTTTCAGACAGGAATGTAAAAAGATCGGACAATAGGGATAGTAATACAGGAAGTGCGTCTTCAATGACCCAGGACAAGAAAGGAAGCACAGTGTTACTCCAAAAGTCGGATACAAGTGCCGCAATCACCTGAATTAATGGGGCTGTGCTCTCTAAAAGGCTCCTGATTCCGTTCATAAGAGGGCTAATATCGAGTGTCTTTGTCCATTCTAGTGTTGCCGCTGTGATTCGTTCAAAAAATCCAAGTACGATTTTTACAATATCCAAAATCGCACTCCAGATAGCCACTCCGTTGTTATTTTCTTCCCACGCCTCTCTGATCCGGTTTGCCAGATTTCCAACAATCTCGAAGATGTTTCGAATAATGTCTAGGATCGTATTGCATATTTCCACCCCGCTTCCATCATTCCAGGCTTCCCGGAAAGACTGCCCGACACTGATGATCAGCTTCCAAATCGAATTCAGCATATAGAACAGGGCGTCCAATACCGCCTGCCCGGTCCCGCTGTTCCATGCGGCCGTAAAGGCGGAGGCGATATCCCCTACGATGCCCAAAATGACTTGTAGACCTTGCTGAATGAGATTCAGAAAGTCAAGGCCCTGCCCTCCTGTCCAAACCTGCATAAAGGAAGCGCCGATTGCGGAAAGCAGCTCGCCAATGGAAGACAGAGCGTCTCGAAAAGCCTGTAGAGTGGTTGCGCCGTACTGCTCCCAGCTATCTTGAAATACCTTCCAAAAATCCTTTAACCATTGGGGCAGTTCCACCTTGGAGAAATCTGTGTCAAATTTTGGCCCGGACACGGTATTCCCGCTGCCAGCCTCCTCTTTTCCGATCCTTTCAACGGTATCAAAGGAGGCCAGATATTTTTCCGCCTTCTTTGCCTCTTTTCCAACTTCCTCAGTGGCGTTGGCCTGATCATACAGAGCGTCGGCGTTCTCCTGCGCCTGCTGGGCCGTTGTGCCGAAGACGTAGGCGATAAAGGCCGCCATCTGTGCCGTGACACGCTCCAAACCTTCCATCAGCGTGTTTAGAGCTGGCATAACTGTGTCATAGATTGGCTGAAATGCTGTTAGCAAATTGCTTTTAATGCCGGATAGAGCGTCAGAAAACCGCTGGTTTGCAGTCAGATATTTCCCGATTTGCTGCGTCAGCGCCGTCAGCCCCCGGCTGATGATATTAAAAAACAGGGCTCCGGCCACGATAGATTTTAGGCGTGTGGAAAATCGTTGTGCCGATTTTCCGGCCTTATCAAAGCCCTTTTCCCGGCCAAGAGCAGTTATTTTTTCTTTCAGCCATCCGGCTGCCTGTCCGGCTTTTTTGGCTGCTCCTGTCACTCCACTGCCCAACTGTTTCGCAAAAGATTTCAAACGGGTTCCCGCTTTGGCAAAGCCTCCCGTGGTCTGTGCGCTCAAGTCGGATATCTGGCTCTTTGTGCTTGCGGCGGCAGCTTGTAGCTCCTCCAGCCTTTTTTTTGCCGCTCTTAAACTCTCCTCAAGACGTTTTGCGTCCTCGGATGCCGACGGGTTCACCCGAAGCTGCTCCAGCTTCCGGCTCAACTCATCCACATTGGCATCTGCCTGGGCCAGCCGCTGGGCGATCTCGCTCAGTTCCTTTTCCCGACCTGGGTCCACCTTTCCATATGCCTGACGGTCAAATTCAGCCATGGTGTTGATCTTCTGAAACTCAGCATCAAGCCTGGCGGCCTCCGCCTGGGCCTTTTTCAGATCCCGCTCTATCTGGCTCACCCCTTTCGGGGCCGTTTTTCCAGCGGACAATTGGTCGTATTGCTCTTTCAGCTTTCTGACAGCGGCGGCCTGCTTGTCCACCTGTTCTGTCTGTTTGACCAACTTCTCCTGAAGCTTTTTAAGTTGTTTTTCCGCCGGGGTAGTGTCAGCTTCCGCCTTGATGCGTACACTGCCATCATATCTATCTGCCATTGGTCCTCACCTCGTTCTGGCAGTTCATTTTATCTTGGAGAAAAACTCGTCTATCGCTTCCTGCTCGCTCTCAGAATAATGGACTGGCGGTGTCAGTAGCCGTTTGGCCCGCTCTGTATCCCGCTTCTGCTTTCCCTTCATTTTGGAGGTGTCCGTTCCACGGAGCTGGATGGCATTTGATAGGGAAGAATCTTCATCCACACAATCCAGCATGGACATAAACTCAAACCAATGTAGATTCTCCCTGTGCAATTTCACCCCAAACGTTTTTTGGAACGAAGCGCATATTCTGGCGTGGTCAAAGTCGAACCAGAACCGTTGTGAGGAGGTAGTCGCCGGAACATCCTCCCGCTTTGGCTGTCCACATTGTAAAAACCACGCAATACCATCCATTGCTGTTTGGAGGGGAGGCTGTCCATTTCCAAACAGAAGATAAACAGCCTCCGTAACACGTTCCTCCTGGGTAAGCTCCTCGTCCTGCAGGCAGAGAGCGATCTGTATCCCAATCCGGTAATCTGTGCGGATTAGCCACCCTTGGTAACTATCTGGCAGCCTGTCCAGCAGGATATTAAAGGCTGGAGCCTGTGCGCTCTGCCCCATATTTCCCCATCCTTCTCATTCGGTCCTGCTTGTACTCCTCAAAGAACGGAAGCAGTGATCCAAAAAACTCCACAAACAAGTCCATGCTCGGAAGAATATCGCCAAATACCTTTCGGCAGGTGCCATCCCCAAAAAGCTCGTCCACTTCCCGCTTTGTTTCCTTCTCCACCGCGACGACCTTTTCCACCGCCTCGATCTTTCCAGTAATATCTTCCGGAATTTCGCTCCCGATCTCCTTGGCCCGCTCCCCAATCCCATCCATCAGGCGGTAGAAGCGGACAACGAAGTTGTCATCGGCAACGGGGAGCGAGATAAACTCCCCATCGTCATTTACCTCGATTTTCTTTACACCGGAGGCGACTCTTATCTTGTTCTCCATCTAGTCTCCTCCTTACACAACGGCGGAATCAGCAGTAAATACCGGATCTCCGCTTGTAATCTTGACGGTACCAGGAATGGGATCTCCGATAAAATTCAAGGTGTACTCCTGAACAGGAGCTTCACCGCCAGCTCCGCCATATGTGTCCACTTGAATGGATACCTTTTGTACCTCTGCCTTATAGGTGGCGCTTACGTCTTCTCCGGTCACGTCCCACAGGTCTACATTCAGAAGCCAGGAATTCGACTCCGCCAGAGTAGCCCGCTTGCGGCGAAGTTCTGTAACTAGTTCAAATACAGGATCTCCCTTAGTACACTGTTGACTGACTGGCATAGTCGGCTGATATCCCGTGATCTCTGTGGACGCAGAATCCGAAATAATATCTTGGCTGGTTTCAGACTGTGGATTGTACTCAGTCGATGCTTCTGTCACGTTAACCCCGATACGGGACCATTCGGCATCCTCATATGTTGCGGATTTTGATGTATCCAAAAAATGCGCGATCAGAGGTCGTTTGATTTTTTCGGTTGCCATACCAAATTCTCCTTTTTAAATAAAAATCCCCGCCACCTCATATTGAGATAGCGGGAACTTTGATGGGATAAAGGGGTCAAGGAAATTTTTTCGTGACTTTTTTTGTATGATATGGTATCTTCTGGGTAGAAGTTTGTGTAATGGAGGGGATATTATGTCGTTGTTCGATTCTTTCAAAAGTGCGGCTGAAGTGCGAAAAATACGGTCCAACGAACTCCAGGTCCAGCTTTCTGTAACATCTGGGAAACAAAACTTTTTCTTAAAGCCAAAAGACCATTTTGTGGTCCTTCGTGTCAACGACGATGGCTTTATTTATTTTGACGACATAGAAGGCCATTATAAAATCACCGAGTTTCAGTGGGAAGGGCCTAGATATCAAACCGTTACGACTACGTCCGGTGTCACAAAATACAATGAAAAAAGCAGAAATTCAAGTGTCACACAGAGCCATGGCCGTGACAAACGGACTGGAAGATTAATTGGCGCTGCTGTCGGAACAGCGATCCTCCCAGGGGCCGGGACCTTAGTTGGTGCTTTGGTGGGAACCGGAAACAAAAAAACATCAGAGGTATCACAGAGCAGGGGTGGGGGAAGAGCAAAGGGCTCTGAACAAATCAGCAGCACCACACAGGAATTTGAACAGGAAGTGGCTGGGATGGCTTATATGCACCTTTCTGACCCAGTTTCAAACTTCGGATTCACCTTTGGCTTTTACTGTAACTCCGTTATCTATGGGGACTTGCTGAACGTATTTTCCCGCTCTGGATATGCCCCTCAAAAGTGAACAAACCTTTTAGCTTCTCTATAATCTGTACACAAAATCCCCCTCCGTTTTAGCGGAGGGGGGTTCATCATTTTTTCATGGCATCTGCAATGGCTTCTGCCTGTTTTCTCATATCATATTCTTTATTGTGCTGTATTTCACTCATTATGACTCCCTTAAGTTGCACCGGATGATCTACCCCATGAAATACATGTTCTCCAGAAGAAGTTGTGATTCGAATTGTGCCATATCCGAGCATCTTTCCAAATATATTTTCCTCAACCACCACATTATTCACTTTGTTTAAAGGTGAGTCCATGGAGTTGATTTTTAAAAGGCCGGTCTTCCCAAATACCCGTTTTGTTGTAACAGAAAGAATGTCAAATTTCTCTTTCAGTATCTGGTCCAAAACACACATTGCAAGCGCCGCCAGAAAACAGAGCCAAATAAAGACTTTGGGGAAAGCCCCACCCTCCATAAACAGTATAAGGATTGCTAAAAGGAAACATGGCAAAATTAAAACTAGGAGCGGGACCAGCCTTTTTCTGCTGATAACTGCCTTTTGAATCATCTGCTCATCCTGATCAAGATATTCCATGCCCTGTTCCTCCTTTTGGAAAATCATAACATACATCCAAAAGAATTACAACATTTATCAAAATTTCCGCTATCTCAATATGAAGTTGTCGAGGTGCAAATAGGTTTTTACTGGACTTCGTAAGTCATGGACATCAGGATCTGATGGTCCTCGCTCATGTCCTGGTATCGTCCAAACAGGGAGGAGCGGGAGTTACATACCAAGTCCTTCACTGTTTTTCCCTGGCCCAGATCAATGGTTTCTGTCTGCTGGGTCAGCCAATCCGCCATCCGGTTCAAGCTCTCGTCGGCTTTCAGCCTCCCGTCTGTCCCGTCAGGTTGCAGACGGTAGATGATCTTGAATTGGTATTCCGCCAGGTAGGACCCGTTGATATACTCCTCCACCTTATAGGCTCCCTGTATCACAGACAGCGCCATACCTGGCTCGTCCGGGTCCAGAGATTCAAATTCGATTTTATCCACTGGCTTTTGCGGATATCGGTTCAAGCATTGGAGGACAGCTCTGGATACCTTGTCCTGTTCCTCTCCAGAAACGGGGCTTTTCCTTTTATTTCCGGTTAAGCTCATCTTTCACCGCCTTATCCGCCACATCAATCCATCTCTTCAGGTTTTGTGCCTTAGAAGCCTCAAACCAATGGCTTTGTGCCATAACGTGCATGGCTTGGTTAAACACCAGATCCTTGTCCGTCTTGACCTTGCTCTTGCCCTTCGTGGCGTAACTGCTCCCGGTTTCCGGGTCCACCATCAATTTTCCGTAGTAGAGATATCTGGCGTATGGACCTGGATAGATTACAGTTCCTTCTTCCACCCTTGTCCGGGTAGACAATGAGCCGGTCAAAGCAGGTACAAAGGGCGTTGTATCCTTTTTGATTTGCAGCGCCAGGATGTGCTCCGCTCTGCTGGCTGGCTCTGCCAGAACGTCAGACGGGATGTCAACTTGAATATCAAACTTGACCATCAGGCTCCACCCACTTCCCAGTGGGACATTTCGCCACCGAAGTCCTTCTCATCTACCTTTGTTACACGGTACACATCATCGTTTTCTCTGTTGATGGTCTGAAAGTCATTGCCTGGCTTTAAAATCCTGCCTTTCGCAAAAAAGCATTTGTTTCCAGGCTCCAGAGTCCAGAGCTCATCTTTATTTTCTGACTCCATGTACTCTTTCGGCCCAACATAACGCTTCTTTTTTCCACTCATTCCATCCAGAGCAGAAACAGAGAAAGGGATATATAAATTTACGGCATCCGCTCCCTCGATACCGCTCGTCCTGACATTAACCCCTTTCGAAGCGTCTAGCAGAACTCCTTGCAGAAGCGTGATATTGGAGGTAATGTGATATTCGCTGTCCTCGGAAATGTTATAGAGCGTCACAGTATGGGGGAACATATCCATATCCGCACCCCCTCCCTCTGTACAGGAGGCCGGTAGCCCCTAAATATTGCTGGGCGATAGCCCCAAGGGAGGCTTGCGCCGCCTGGGCGGAGGACAGGGCCTGTTGTGCGCTGTCCCCGCCGCTTCGGTAGGTCTTGGACCAACTTCCAACGCTCTGGCTTTGCAGTTCTCCCTCGGATTTCACGGAGGCGGACAGAGCCTTTTGCGCCAGCGCTTGGGCGGCATCAATGGCCTGATACTGCTCCGCAACGGCGCAGCAGGCCATTTTCAGCGCATCAAGGCCAGCATTACGGGCCGCTCGGCCCTGCGTGTAGTAATCCAGGAAGGAGCTCGCACGCAGGGACAGGCGGGGAAAGTCGGCCTCCTGAATGGCTGTCCCCAGGTATGTAGTTATGTAATACCTATAGTCTGCGTAAGCCATTATAGAGCCTTCTTTCAGGTTGATTTCGTGACGGAAACGGTGTAACAGGTAGCCGCCGCGCCATTGCTTACGGGCGTTTCGCCATTCAAGATGGTTACTGTCGCCTCGTCATCCTCTGGCGTTGCGGTGATGGTGTTGGTGGCGTTTGTCGTGTTGGCTGTATACTCCGTTGCATCTGGGTCAAACGACGGAGTTAGTGTCAGCGCGCCAATCGTCAGCCCCGAGAGGCGCGCGCTTAACCCCCCGCCGGCTCGTAGACAGCAAAAGGGAAGGCGTTCTCCAGCCCCGCATTATAGGCGTTGATGGGATTTGGGATCTCCCAGCCCAGCCGCATGACGGCACGGAGAGCCACCATGTCATTCTGCATCAGGTTATAAAGGATGTTTCCGGTAGTGGGGTCCTGCACCACACCGCTGTCAAAGATCTTGAAGGTCATATCCTGCCGGATGGCATAGACCAACTGGCTCCAGTCGCCCACAATGGCCAGAGATTCCTCCGGGTCAAATGCGCCGTTGACAGGGAAGTACATGGACATACCATCCAGAGCATAGCGGGTGTCACCCTGCATATCGGTCTTGAAAATGGGCTGACCGTTCTTGTCCACCAGGCCGCGCAGCTTGGCCCGCATCTGGATAGCAGCCATCACACCGTTGGGGATATAGCCGCTCTCCTCCACTTTGGCGATCACACCGCCCTCACCCATGATGTCCTTGAAAATATCGCTGGTAGCAGTCACAACAGCGTTTGCAGTAGTAGCCGAAGGAACCAAGCCCTCACGCCAGGATGTGGGCTTGTCCGTGCCGTACAGGATAGCGGCGTCGATGACCTTACCGAATGCTTCCTGGAGACGGGGGCGTACTTCACCCCAGATGTCGTAGTTGCTGTCATCCAGCACTGCCTCTGGGATGGGGACGATGACAGCGATCTCCTCGGCGTAGATTTTCTTCTTGTCCCACGCCATGTTGGTGGTCTTTTTGAGGGATGCCTTGGAGTCAGACGCTCCAGTCGTAGCCTCGCCGTTCACAAAGTAGGCGGTGGGCAGTGCGTCCAGCACGTTAAGGGTCTGGGTCTTACTGGTCATGTTGGGCAGCCGTCTGGCCATCCGCAGCACGGCGGACTCCGTTACGGCTCCCTGGATAATTTCACGGGTCACGGGTTCAGGAATAAGCCCGGAAAGTTTACTTCTATCAATAATATCAACAGCCATTTAGGTTCTCCTTTCATTTCAGTGCGCCCCGAATCAGGGCATTCATTACATCGTTTTCTCCTGTTTTGGAGCTTCCGCCACCCACAGGAGCGGTCCAGTCAAAAGTGGTCTTTTTGCGGTCAGCGGTCAGGGCGTCCACGGCTTGCTCAAAGGTGGTCTTATCGTCCACCATCTTCCCAGCCTTGAAGGCGATAAACTCCGCCTCCTCGCCGGTCAGGCCCTTCTTCAGAACGTACAGTTCCCGTTTCAACTGGTCCCGCTCGCTTTCTGCGGCGGTCAGTTTGCCGGAGAGGGTGTCCCGCTCGCCGGTCAGCTTATCCCAGCGTTCTTTCTCACCAGCCTGTCCAGTTTGCCAAGTTCGGTAGGCAGTCAGTTCTTCCTCGCTGGGCATCCCCTTTGTCGCCTTCGCAATCGCTCTCGCTTTTTCTTTGCTGATAAGAGCGTCAAGCTCGGCCTGAGTAAAGGTCAACTCGCCACCATTGCCCGGTGTCGGCTCCTGCGCCGCAGGATTGGTAATAGGTTCAGACATTTTGAAACCTCCGTTTATTAGTCACCCCGTCGGGTGCCGTTTAAGGCCCGTCGGCCATGAATTACTGAAATATGCTTGCATTTTCTGTGTGGATGTGGTATATCCCCGAACCCCGCCTATGGCGGCTGGGCTGCGGTCGGCTCTATTTGTTTCTTTTCAGAATTTTAATGATTTCCCCATTTCTCAAAAGAACTATGGTATCAATAAATTTCGTATGTGTGGAACTGAACAGAAGTTCAGTCTGCCTTGTGATTTCCTTGTCATTCAGTGGGCAATCGGTAAGGTCAAAAATAAAGTTATCGGCCTGCGCTGATTTTTTAGCAACGACGTTATAAAATACATTTTTCCCTCCGCTTTTCAAGGATTTTAGGTCAAACCTTGATCCTCGGAACAGGTAATCCGGTGTAGACCCCCCTGTGGATCATTACCCCTCGGCACCATGTAAATCCCCCCGCCGAACTCTCGTTCAAGAAGTTCGGCAATTTCTTTTTCATGCGGGCTGTAATCCAGCACGACGTTATGACCATCGACCTTATATGTAACACCTTTAACTGTATACTCATGAAGATCCTGCACGGTATGGCTTCCGGGCGTCGCCGTTTCCTTCCATTGCGCTGTGACATCGGCGTAGTTTTGGGAAGTTGTAGGAAATACCTTTGGCACCAGCGCAAGCGGTGGTGTGCTGCTTTTATACAACACTCGCATCCGCTCCCGCTGCAACGGCAGCCCCGCCGCCTCGCTGAACGACTTATATTCTGCGTTTAGCCGCCGAATGCGGGCTGTCACCGATTGAGCGTCCTCTTCCAGCCCTGCGGCCTTGTATGCCGTCTGTTCCCGCTTCAGCTTGCGGACGGTCCGCTCGATTTGCCTCTGCTTCTGGGTAGCCTCATAGGCTGTATAGTGCTTACCCTCAAAGTCAACGTCGTGGCCGTCGTCAATGTGGGCCAGCTCCTCATCGGTGTATGTGCGCTCCATCACACCATCCACAAATGCAGTCCTGATATGACGGCAGTTGGCCCCTTCTAGTCCATCCACATAACCAAGGCCGCACACCTCGTAGATGTTCGGATACTTGTCCCCGGCTCTGACAGAGTACACACGGCCCTGCCATAGCTTGTGGTTCTGCCAGCCGACACCCTTATCCCGTGCCCCGATGTGGGCGGACACTTCAAAATAAGGTGTTTCCAGATACTCAGCACTCTGCTCCGTGTACTTGGCACAGAGCTGGGATACGCCTGTCATCACTGCACGACGGGCAGCCACGTCAATTTGGTCTCGGTGTCCGCTCTCGTAATCCACAATCTTGATACCGCTGTCCGCAAGCTGTTTGACAGCACTTTTGATGGCCTGATTGTAAGAGATGGCCCCGCTCGTGATCTGCATCTCCGCATTGTCCAGCGCCCATTGATAGGCCCTGGCCGGGGGAAGCATCGTCCGCCCGTTGTCCACCAGAAAGCCCATGGAGCGGGTCAGGTTTCGCAGCTCTTGTCGTGTCTGCTCATAGATGGCCCAGGTATCCTCTACGCTCACCATCGTCTCTGGCTTGGTCACGCCTGCCAGATCAATGAGGTCGGTATAATACCGCTGGTTCCGCTCCATCACCTCGTCCAGCATCTTGTCCAACTCTCGGCGTGAGATGTTGGCGGTGCGTTGGATGGCCTTTTCGATTTCCTCCAGGCTGATGCCGTGGGAGCGAAGCGCCCGGATGTCCTGCACCGTGACCTCGTTCAACTCGCCAGCCAGTTTCAGGCGGGAGCATATCTCGTCAAGGAGGGTCGCCTCCAGACTGCGGTACAGCTCGGCCATCTCTTCCGGGAGGGCATCGAGCAGTTCCGGGGTGAATGGATATCTCATTCAATCTCCTCTTCCTCCTCGTCTGTCATATCCTCCATCTTTGGAAGCATCTTCTTTGCCGTGGCCTCGTCCTCGTTCATCCACTTAGACCGGAACTCCCAGTCATTCATGATACCGGCGTTCAGAAGCTGCATATCCCTGGCAAAATCTGACTGCTTGTCCTCGATGATGGAGTCATCAAAGTCAATGGAAATCTCCACGTCCTCATTCAGTCCGGCATTCATGGCCGTGTTTCCCAGGCGGAGAATGATCCGGCACAGCTCGGTCAATACCTGCTCCAGAATGATTTCATGTTTCTTGATCGCACGGAACATGGTGCTGTTCTCGCTGATGACCTGCGTCGCTGTGGCCACGCTACCTTGGTCGAATCTGTAATGATTCTCTCCGAAGCCGCACTTGCTGGACAGCAAATTGAGCTGGTCCTGGATTCCTGTATTGTGCTCCTGCGTCCGAAGGGTCATATCGATGGGGGTGATGATCCCGTTATTGTCCGTATCCTCCGGGAGCACATAATATGTCAGGTCGTCCGGGTCGAAAAACGGCTCTCCATCCATGTCCTTTGTAGCTGATGGCTTTACCATAATACGCTTTTTCCCCAGGATGAACTCGTTTACATAGCTGTCATAAGCCACGTCCACGCCCTTGAGCACGTCGATGGCGTTGGCAAACACAGAGATGCCAAGAGGAATATTATCATCGTAGTTGTTGGCGATGTTGGGCCGGTCAATGACAAACTGCCGACGGTCCGACCCAGTATGTACCACCTGTGGAACCCGCTCAAAGCCTGACACATCGGCCAATAAAACTTCCGCATCCACATTGTTGTTCCGGTATCGGTAGAGCCGGTTCTCAATGTCGTACAGGCCGTTGACCTTGTGGTGGATCTGGAGGTAGCAGTAGTCCTCTCCATTGATGGTAACGATGCTGTCAAAAGCGCACTCCGTAATGATTCCATTCCGCCATGCCAGCGGCCAAATGTGCTCTACGGTCACATAGTCCATCACAATTCCGTCGGCGCTTCCGGGGACAGGCCCTTCTTCCGTGGCCTCCATGCCCACAACCCTGGGGATAAAGGCTACCGTCCCAAGGGCAAACGCCTTTTCCTGCATCTCATTGGATTTCACCAAAAAGTTGTTTTCCTCGAATACTCGGTCAACAAATTCCTGCTCTTTGCTGCCCTCCAGGGTGATTACTACCTTCTCGTTCATCAGAAGGTTCGCCCAATCCTCCGGGATTTTCTTGCCCATATTGAGAGTGTACCGCTTGCACCGAACCACACTAGTCCCGTTGTGGACCTTGTACCTGTGGAATCCCTTTACGTCGCCCACATACCAAGACTTCCACTCCTGCACTTTTGTGTAAAACTCCTCCGGCACCGTGGAGTAACCAAGCTCTTTCAGTTTTTCTGTAATATTCATGCCGTTATTCCCATCCTTCGGAATACTCTCTCCAGGGCATATCTAGTAGCGTCAATCAGGTGATTGTTTTCATCAGGATAACCGCTGATAATTTCTCCGTCCTTATTTCGCTCATACTCATAATTCACAAACTCGTTGTATGCGTTTGGCGTTCTTCTGCGGTCAATGACAATCTTCCGCCTCTGGAGCCACTTCATGCCGTACTCTACACTCCCAGAGCCTTTAATTGCTTCTTTGGCTGGGAGCCCCATCGCCCGGTAGTCTGCTGATGATTTAGGCTCTGCGCTGTCGCAGGTAATGTAAGCGTCCTTGTACCCTTTGGAAAGAATCAACTTCCCGCTCGCTTCGTTGGTCAGCTTATTTTGGTATATCTCGTCCATCAGATAAATCGCCTCTCTGGCCCGATCATAGTGGAGGCGGATAAAGGCAAAGGGGTCAGGAAACCAGCCCCAGTCCACGCCTTGATAAATCTTGTCAAAAGACGCAATTTCTTTGTCTGTGATCTCCCGCAGTTCAAGGTTTTCGAATACGTTCCCGCCAGTTCCAACAGCTTCACCTAGATATTCATCCCCCCCAGCCACTCTGGCGGGGCCTCAAGGTATGTACTCTTGTGGCACATCCTGTCCACCCGCTCCTCCAAACTGTCCTTGTTGGCCCAGTTATCCCGGCTGATTGGTGGATTGTAGCTCTCAAAATTCCAGAACTTCGACCCACCTCTCATGGTAGATTGCAGTATAGTTCGGATCTCAGCCCGACCAGCGAACTGATCTTTCTCCTCAAAATGGGTGACGGCGATATAGCCAAAGGGAACCTTGATAGACTTGATTTTCATGGGATCATCCGCACCCCGGAACATAATTTTCTGGCCGGTTGGCCTATAAATCAGTTCCATAGGCTGCACCTTTGCATCCCAGTATTCTGCCATTCCAAGCTCTCCAATGCCCCAGAGATATTGTGCGTATACACTGTCTCGAATCGTATTAGCTACCTTTCGGAGCACAAGGGCGTGAGTCCCTGGGTTGTTTATCAGCAGCAGCGGAACTAGTAAGGACACACAGGAGGATTTCAGTGAGCCTCGGCCACCGGACAGGTCGTAGTGTGTATGTCCGTGCTGAAATACATCACGGGCCAGCAAATGAAATGCGGGGCCAAGTACAGTAGATAAGCGCACCTCAGACATCTATGACCACCTTGACTTCCATATCCTCACTTGTTTTTTCGATGGGCTTGTCCCTCCACCTGTCCGGTCTTCGGTTCTTCAGCCAGAAGATCTGAGCGGTGGTATCAGCTGGGATGTGGCGGATTGTCTGGATGATCTTCGTACCATCTTTATCAGATTTTTCGATTCTTTGTTCCTGGTAGTCATACCCAAGCGCACGCTTCAATAGAGCATTTTCTACTTGTATGTCCACAACTTCCTTACCCTTTTTTAAGGCCTCGGAAATCTTAGGGTATTTGTTCTTCCAGTCGTACAAAGTTGCTGGGTTTATCCCCATCTTCCCGGCTAATTGCTCGTCAGTCAGCCCATCCCTGGCCCATCCTTCAAGCAGCAGAAGCCCATCCGGCTCCAGCCACCGTTGATATTTGCCTTTCGCCACAATGGGCTCACCACCTTTCTGTCCCGCCCCCATCTCCCGCAACGAGGTGCGGCATATATACCCCTTCCGGGGTATGCTCCGGGTTTGGTCAGGCTTTCCGGGGGCCTGTATGTAATCCGCTGTGCGGTATCACATCAAAAGTCCATTTTCCTCTCGTCTGCGCTTGACGATACAAACGGCATTTTGGCTTTAATGGTAAGTTCCTGTCTGGTGCCACCGCCCGCCTCATGAGGCGAGGAGAGGCGTATGTGCGCTTCCCGCTTAATTGTCACACCACGGCGGGCAGTTTTCAGCGGGATAGCGCGTTTTTGACTCTCAAAGGCTGCCATTCTACCCGGAGTCGGCCAGCTATGGCTTACTGGCAGGCCGCTGGTGATTTTACTGGCAAGATACGCGGCCCCGATTCGCCAGTATAGTGTCTTTCCACAGTCATAGGAACCTGCAAGATTTGAACTTGCGATCTCTACCCCTTTCGGTTAAGCGACGGATTCCGCCCCGTCCCAGATTCCGCATGCCCCCGTCTTTCCGGGGTGTCAGCTCCTTGGCCTTTGGAGCACATTGTCTAATGCCCGTAAAGGGCGATGTTGCCGCATGGAGGGCGAGACCCTCCGGCCCGAATGTGTGGGCTGATGCGCTCGTGCGGCGTATGTACCCCGGCAAGCGCCGGGGTTTAGGAAGAAATAGAAGAAGCGAATGGGAGCGCAGGGGCATACGCTCCCACACTCCCATTGTCGCATACATATTTCTGCTCACTCATAAAACTTTATGAATTCGCAATATTTTCTATGAGATTATGAAAGTTTAGGGCTTACTCTTCCTCCATTTTGCAGAGTTCATCGAGGCTAATGTGATAATATGCCGCAATCAGCTTTAGGGCTGTCATTTTTGGCTCCACTTCCCCTCTCTCATATTTTCGTAATGCATCAGGGCTTAACCCCATTAGCTGTGATGTAACCGTCATGCTCCTGACCGGCCTCATAGACTCCCTTAACCTTCTTAGCCGCTCTGGAAACTCGTTCATCCTACCACCATCCTTATAATCCCTGCTGTTCCAGAGGGCAGTCAAAGGATACTCTTTTTCTCCGCTTTCCTATTTCCTTGGATTCACAGTGGTCTACGTCTCCCACCCTACGGCATCCGGTATCCAATAGATGGTTGCAAAAGGGCGCGTCCTTGGAATTATTGATACCTCGCCAGTAGACGCAGGTTTTCTCCTTGTTACAGATTTCGACCATATCTCTCCTCCCAGGGTTTAAACAGGTCATCTCCAACAATGGCCCTGATCTGCTCGTCAATCTTTGCTTTGGCATAGACGAACTCGCTATCGTTCTGCTGATCCTCACAGACCATCCGTGCCATACCGTTCATGGCTTCTATGTATGCGGCGCAGAAAGCCTCAGACCTACCGGGGCCAAGCTGGAGGACCTCGTGAGCGGCAATCATGGCAGCATCTTGTCCCATCTGCATCAGCATGTCCATTTTCAGATGGAAAAGAGCGTTATATTTGGCCTCTATCTTGGATATCAAAGCATTTGGCTTCAATGTCCGCCCTCCATCTCAATCAAAAACGCCGCATTACAAGCCAGATGCCACACCCCTTGGAGATGGGTTAGCCAGTGCCGGTAGAGCGCATCCCGGTAACGCTGCGGCTCCACCTGCCGCCAGTTCTCCGGGTCGTGATACTTTTCGTTACCGTACATGCGGACCGCCGTCACAGCGTCGATTAGACTAACAGGAGTAAGTGTGGGGCGGGGCTTCCCTGCGTCGGCTTTGGCTTGCTGGTCGTCTTCATGGCCCCATGTACTGGTAATAATTACTTCGCTCATTCCGCACCTCCGATGATCTCGTCAAGGGTGTAGGACTGGTTGTCCTGTGTAAATTCGAACAAGCTCGGCGGGAGTTGCCATGTAAGAATCCCATCTGAAATACCAGTAAATGTTACGCAATTTGTTGCTGTTTTTGCGTTCGGGAACAGCAATTTGATAGCCTTCGCCCTCTCCACCTCCTGCTCCGTCCAGCGGGGCTTGCGGATGATGCGGTTGAGGTGGTCGAGCGTGCACAGCAAAGCTACGGAAGAGCCTTGCACATTTGACGGTCGAGTAGAAAAGGTTCCATCACTCTTAATACAAAACTCGACATCTTTTTCACAAAAGCCTTTGATGCAAAAACGTTCTCCCACCTCAACCCCCAGAATCTCGCAAATTCTCGGCTTGTCCATGTTGGCCTCCTTTTTAAACTGGTCGATTTCGACCCCTTTAGAATCCTCCTCCACCTCGAACCCCATCAGGCGGGCGGCTTCGTGGGGATTTTCTTTCAATAGTCTGCATAAGACATTTTTCCAAACTAGATTACAGCCAGAACTTCCAGCCCCACACATGTCACAATGAGTTTCAAATACTTCGCCGTTCTTATCCCGAAACTTCATTTGATCTTCCTCCCGATCCACGGCAGCAGCCAGCCGAAGGTCAGCGCACCGGCCACATAGCCAAGCCATAGTTCACTGCTCATGCTCGTCCTCCTTGTCCATGCGAGCGCCGCAGTTGGGGCAGTATTTTGGCATATACCAGCATGTTAATTCCGTAAAATCATGTCCACAGCATGAGAACACTCGATTCATTTTGCCATCTTTGATAGTCTCTATAATCTTTCCGTGCCGCACCTCCGCAACGTCGGCGGCGGGGAGGCTTTTGATTGCTCCCCCAATATTCCAGACTACAGTATCGCCGCAATAGTCGGCCATTCTAAGCCGCTCTTCATATTCTTTCTGGCAGATATCAAGAGCCGCTGCTCTCTCGATGTACTCCTTCATTCCCGCTCCCTCACTTCATGCTTTCGTATCTCTGCGGAGATTTCAAACATATCACTGTAAATATCCGCGTCCTCATCCTCGCATTCCGTCAGGATTTGCGGTGCGCTTCCTTGCTTCTCTACTGTGATTTTCCAAACGCCTAAACCGGACTTTCCGTAATGGACGCGGATAACTGTCCCATCAACAAAGTAAATCAAAACATCTCGGTCATAGCAGCCGATTTCGTCTTCTTCATAGGTGCTGCCCTCAATCTCTACAAGATCATCACTGCAACCATAAACTTTAACCATCCTGCTCCCTCCGTAGTGCGGCCTCAGCATCCTCGCGGGTCAAAATCTCAAATGACCACAGAGTGCAGTAATCATCTGTTCCCGCGTGACCACACCTGTACATCCAGTCTGGCTTTTCGCCAAGGAGATGGAGTTCTGCCGTTCTGACCTCCCAGGCATCGCCAAAGCGGTCATAAATTGTATCGCCTATGGTGTACTTCGGGATTTTCCCCTCCTGGTCCGCCTGGGCCAGTTCCCGGATGCGGTCAACTGATATCCCAAAGGCGTCCTCGATAATTTTTGCAAAGTCCAAATCAAACAGACTGCACTTGTTCACTTTTCCAGCCCCTCCATTCTGGCTTTCAGTTCGATGATCTCCTCCGGCTCCAACCCCGTGTCCTCGTAGGCGGCGAGGCGGTCAAAAATGTCCTTAAACTCCACGCCACACTTCATCCCTACAATTATTTCAAGCTTCCCATTCTGATAAACGACGGTTTTTACAGTCAACCGTTCCATGTCAGTCCTCCAAACTCACCGCAAACTCGTCTACTTCTTCTACGGACTCACATTCTTTTTCTTCATAAACAGCATCATCCCCGTACATAGCTTTTTCCTCTGCCTCTTCCGGAGATTCCGCCTCAACATAAGCAAACCCGCTAAACGATACTTTGTATTTCAATTTCAGTCCTCCTTATGCCTCGTACACGGCAGCCAATGTGCAAGCCCTCATAGCCTCGTCAAACGCAAGGGGCGCGTAGAGCGGTGTTTGCAGGGCATCGAGCATATCAGGTCAGCCATGATGATGGGCCTCCTCTCCCTCTAGCGGGCGCTTTACCCGCATGGTATTTTTCAGTTTCTGCCGCTTCAGTTGAAACCGCTTCTTGCAGTACATACAGGTTTCCTTGCGGTTTCCATCCCAAATTACAGGGACCTTTCCGCCGCAGTGAGGACATACCTGATAGCCAATCACAGGTTTATTTGCCATCGGCTTCTCCCTCCGGCGGGC